AACATCAATATCCAGAACACGATGGCGAGGTAAAAGCATATCCATGCACCACCAGACAATCTCATCTGCTAGTTCACGGTCTTTCTTTAGACCACCTGTTACTTCAATACCAATCATTTAAGCGATACCACGATTATTTAACTTTGGGAAAATCAACCCAGCATCCTTGAATGCTTTGTTAACCTTCTTTTCATTGTCAAGAGGAATCACATCAATTCCGGCTTCTTTCAACATATTCTTTTTTATCATAAGGTTGCGAAATATCCAGTTACATGACATCATGGGAAATATCCTCGTTTGTTTTCTCACTATACACATTATCGCATACTCAGGAAGTATTGTCAAGAAAAAAATCACACATTAAGTCATTGATTTATAAGGATGTTGAAAAAAAGTTAGAATCTCTGTTCGTGGCCGGGCAGTACTTCAGTCGGTTCTGGTTGCATATATTCCTCTGTCCAACCAAACGCCTCTCTGACCACATTTGAAGACAAACCCTTATACTTACGATGTAGAGCTTTATCCTTTGCAGAGACAACTATCTCTGCTTCAGTGTAATGCAATCCTTCCAACATCTGAATGAACATATTTTCTCTGCGGTTCTGCGATAGGCTGGGATTACCACCTTTGATAAAGTGGTAAAGAGTTCGTGCCTCATGAACCAGCATGTTATGCTCAGTCCCTTCGGGTGCTTCATTTGCTTGGAATGGAACATCACCCTCTGGTAAATCCCATTCTACTGTGGGGTCAAACGATGATTTGAGAACCATCCTCAACGCATTTGTGTTGTGCTGTCGTAACAGTTCAACCTTTTCTTTCTTTGTTTTTGCTTTCGCAACCTTGTCCAAAATCTCGGACATCAGTGGTGTATATGGCATATCAAAAATCTCCTATGCTGTTCATCAACTCTTGAAGTTTATTCTTTATAAAGTAATTTAGTAGTTTACTACGGTCACCTTCTTTTGCATCATTGTACTCTTTGATGCACTCTAAATGCAAGTCTGAAGGCGACTGTGTTAGATCAATCAATTTTCTGTTTCTTTGATAGTTTCTTTTTATCTCATCATTGGGTAGTTGGTGTTCACACATCGGGCCTGCCCACTGTGTAATCTTTTTCTTACTCAAGGGTTTTTGTCTTAGACCATCAACAAAAGTATTATCTGGAGACAATACGTTTGGAACACCGTCACTTGTATCACCCTTTAGAATATGCTCATAGAGGTATTCACTTGGATCAACACCATTGATAAACTTTTTAGTAATGGGACTATACTGGGTCACATTACGATATTTCTGTAACTGCACAAAGTCTTTGTCTCCCGACAAGATCAAAGTCTTACTATTGTCAAACTCTAATTCTTTACAGAGTGCAGCAATGATATCATCAGCCTCTGCACCGTAGACCTCAAGAACTTTATATGGAAAGTTTTCTCTGATCTCTTCTTTGATAGCGTTCAGACACTCAAAAATATCATTCCAATCATGACCAGAGGAATCTCTAGTTTTCTTTCGACTGGCCTTGTATTCTGGATAGTAATCCCGCCTCCAGTAATGTTTGGAGTCATAACAGATGATCAGCTCACCATACTCCTCAGTGAACATTTGACGATACATTCTCAATGAGTTGAGTATCATATGTCGAACCATGCCAGGCTCCACACTGTCCCTTTTAGTTATGTTCAAATGCATCATTACACTCGCCAGACTAATCTGGTTCATATCAACTAAAATCATATTACACCTTTAAATGAGCGTTAAAACTCATACTCCTACGTTCACCTTTACTATAAAAGGGATATACAAAATGTTTTAGATATGAGGGAAACACTAACAACTTACCAACCTCTGGTTTCATCTTGAAGGTATCGCTTCTCATATCTTGGTTTTCACCAAACATAAACTCAATCAATCCGTTTGCTGGATAGTGATCTTTGGCTTCTTCCGTCCACTCATCATTCATGTTTGGTGGCATCTTTAAATAAATTACAGCAGAGAAGTCTCCACTATGATGGTGGTAAGGATTATACTCACCGGCATACTGACTAACAATCCAACTGTGCGTTAAATGAATATTTTCCACTGTTGGTATCGTATCTCTGCCTGCAATTTTCCACCAGTAATATGCCCTATTCTTTTTAATAATGTAATTAAGATAATCAACACACCCCTGACGCATGACTTTAAATAACAAGTCTCTATCCTCTGGAGTGCGAACAGGTATTTGTACTTCCTTACTAACTTTTCCAACGAGTTTGTGTGACCAATCATATTGAACACTTTTCTGCTCGTCATTCAAAACATCATCACCAATACTATTTACAATGTCTAAAAAACGTTGAGGAACTTTTGACTCAAAAATAGTCGGACTAAAAACCTCATGAAACTTTTGGTGGTTCTGGTTTTTCTTCTTCGCCATTATCTATCTTCTCCATTACTTCCAATATGTCATCAAGTGCATCTTCATTCATTCTAAAATTCACAGTTTTAGTTTCTTCATCCCTCTCTATAGGTTGAGCCTTTGTAAACATTTCCATGACTCTTGCCATAGGGTGAACAATATCTAACTCCCTATACAAAGACGCTCTCACCGACTCTATGATAAAACCCATGTCTCGTAGAAATGGATCATCGTTCACTTGGAAACCATTTTCTCCAAGAGAGTGTATCATCTGAACTACAACTGCCTCTGTGAGATTATCACAGAACATAATGTTCTCTTGGAGTTCAACGATATCTTCGTCAGGTAGCACTACCTCTCTTTTTGGTTTTGTCTTCCACGGTCCTTTTATTACGTTTGCGTCTTCTTTTGGTTTCTTGCACATCGGCATTTTCTACTCCATTGTCGGCGTTGTACATCTCTTGCGAATAAACTGTTCCTAGCATTGGGTAATAAGTTCCAACACTAAACTTTGGTTGCCCTGCTTTGGCTCCTTGCCCATAGTATGCTTGAGCAACACATCTGTATCGTATTCTCTTTTCTTGATGCTCTCCATAAAAACTATCAACCCAATCACCAGTTCTTAGATATGTATTCATATGTTTAACATACCCTTCATGGACATGCATTTTTGCGAGAGCATCTTTTACTCCAGACTTATGATTTCTACGTTCTGCACTTGCGAGTTCTTTTTGTGTCTTTATCCACTTCTTGACCTTCTTAGGATTAATAGGTGCATCGTCAGATAAATTATGCAAACTGGAATGTATACCTGACTTACCATACTCTGGATTTTTTGCAGCACGAGCCTCCCTTGCCCTTTTAAGTCTTTCTGCTGCAGCTTGTCTTTGCTCCTCTGTCATAGGTTTACGTTTTTTACGAACCTTTCTCTTAGGTTCAACCCATCCACTGTTATCAGTCTTTGCTTTAATTTTTTTCACCATTCTATTATTTATCCTTATTGCAATAACCAACCAACAAAACCATTCAGAAGAATGGCAACTCCAACTGCATTGACTACAATCAATGCACGGTCATTCCACATAATTGAAACGACCAACCAACCAGCGATACCTATCGCTTGAACAATAATGTTCCAAGGAAACATATTGTTTGATGCAAGAACCATACCGATAATCAGAGTAATTGACGATACCCACTTGATATACCAATCAACAGTGTGCAATGGTGTTACTGTTTTCGTTGCTATCTCATGTGTTTTAAGTTCTATCTCACTAGTTCTTGTTTTGCTGGTTTCACCTTCAGTTTTTTCAATATCCATGTTCATCCATTCTTTTCTGAAGTGTCTTCTTCATACGCCTTCGACCAGCCGCCTTTGCAAGTCTTTTCTTTTCACCCTTGGTGCGGTGATACTCCCTCTCCCTCAACTCTGTGTAAAAACCCTCTTGTTGCAGTTTCTTTTTTAGGACACGCAATGCCCCATCAACATTATTATTACGAACCTCAACTCTCACTTAACTTCTCCTCATCTCAGAATATGTTGTTTTATTATGTATGACAACCTCAGCATTAGTTTCAATCCAAAGTTTTGCACCACACTTTCTCGGTTTATCTGGACTGTATATCATAGAGCTGGGGCCAAGAATGTCTACCTGTGAACCATACCATGTTTTACCCTCAACCTCAACTCGACATACTGGTGATGTTTTACCATGTTTATCGTCTGACTGTTTTAGGTTCTTGTTGATATGAATGATGGTTTTCATCCTCTCCTCATATTAGCAACCTCTGTTGCTTGTTTCTTACCACGAACTGGCACTGCATTTGATTTGTGCATCTGTGCAATTCCGATAATCTCTGTGCCTGTATAGACCATCTCTTCTTTCTTTGCCATAGAGGAGTCATATACGATCTTTGGCTTGGTGCTCTCGACAGGACTCGAACCTGTGACCCACGGTTTAGAAGACCGTTGCTCTGATCCAACTGAGCTACGAGAGCCTATTCCCATCTTTTTGAGAAACTTTTGATGATCACGTTCGGCAGCAAGTTGACTTTGAGTCTTCTTGCGTACCTTGCATTTCTTATTGTTTGTTGTGGTGTAGTACACCGGCAACATATGCATACCGCTCATTCTCTACTCCAATACAGGTGATAAGGTGCAACCAATGTGTGTCAAGTCAACTTTCCACCCATCAGCCAACATACTTTGAACTGTCTTTAAACCCCTATCACTAATCATAAATTCCCAATCATTAACAAATTCTTTACACTCTGATTGTGTGTCAAAGTGTCGAGATAGAACATGAACTTTCTCATCTCTAACTTCACCCTCTGGGTCAGTGACCGTAAAGGCAAGAAGCAACATAAATGTTTTAATCATCAATCACTCTCCATCCTCTATTAACATAACACACGGTAATGAATTTGTCAACCCCTTTTCTTGCTTTTCTGCAATCACCCTCTTGATAATATTTTTCCCACTTAAAATTATCACGCATTTCAGTGAGTCGTTTTCTATTCTCAACAGGACGCTCTACGAACAGATACTTATTAGTCTCCGTTTTACATTCAATAATTTTGCATACAATGGGACTAATAATACCTGTAAGTAGAGTTAAAGGTTCAAAGGCCAGTGCTTGACTTGGGATCAATGAGAGATAGATTACGCTTGCGGCGAGCATCATCTTCTTTATTTTGCTTACTAGCATTTTCATCTAACTCCTTCCAAGCTTTAGTTGCTCTCAACTTATTGAACAACATCTCATCCTTACGCAAACGATTAGTAAGAATCTTTCTTGCCTCTGAGTCAGAATACTCTAACAGAACAAACGCACGATACTGTGTTCCATGTGGAACAACCTCTACCTCTGCCAAGTGATAACCAGACACATCAGTATCAGCAGTGATGTTTTTCACTGCACGTTCAAACTCTGAAATCACAGATGCATCAAGATCACCAGAACCGACTTTTGCCTTGAACTGTTTTGCCTGACTACGCATCCTTGAGTTGATACGATCTGCAAGAATGACCTTCGCATTCAACACAGCCGCATCAATTGAGAATTGTAAATCAGGTGTCACAGATGTTCCAGCAGAAAAGATATTACTGGTATCCTCTGGTTGTTTCTTAAACCAATCTGGAATATTGACAATCTGTTCTTGGACACGATCACGCTTATATTCATAGGTCACGTTAACCGTATCAGAGGTGCCTGGCATCGCTTTTTCTTGTGTTGCCGAACAGGCAGACAATGCAAAAACACTGACTGCACTCACTAACATAAGTTTACTTGGAGACATTCTTCACCCCCTCTTCTGATTTTTGCCATGCGGTAACCTTAGAACCAACATCGCTAATGTCTTTACCGACACCCGATATAGTATTACCACAAGCACCTAATAGTAGTGCAACACACAGAACTATACCACCTGTCGTTACTGCCTTTACGGCAACTTTGAACATGTCTTTACTGAACATATAATACATTTTAACCTCACTTTACACTCATTAGAGTCTCTACTGCTGAATCACGAACACCCGACTCAATAAAAGCGTTCTTGATATAAGGGGCTAAATCTGGGTATAACATAGTAGCCAAAACCCCAACCCCAAATCCTATTAAATACTTCATTTGCAAACCTCTTTATATGCTAATTGTTTTCTTCCGTCAATCCAAACCGTCATGTAAGACTTCTTACATATGATTGTTCCTTTTGGAACAATTACATGATTTGGTATAACCCTTGCTGTCTGTAAGGGTACAACCTGTACAGGAGTAGATGGCGCAGCTTTGGGTTTCGGTGCGTCACCAACACTAACCTTACATTTCTGTTCTATTTTTTTGTTGAGTTTTTCTGGAACAGTCTTTCGTAGAATATCCTCTTTTGCAGAAACCTCAGCCTTGTCACATGCAGTATTCTCTGACATGTCAGGACCGAAAACAGATGTTCCTGTTGTGGGATACCACTTGTCTTTGATTTTTACATCCATATTCACAACACATTTACGAGTGTTGTCAACGTAAGGATAGGTCTTTCTATCGTAGTTTTGAGATTTGGATATGATACCTTGAAAAGAAGTATCAACATCTGATATATATTTACATTCGTTTGCCGAAGCAACACCCGACAACAAACAAAGTGCCGGTATCATAATATGTTTCATAACTATGGGTGTATCTTGTGTGAAGTGTTAACCATCAACCTTAAAGTATTTGATTGTGGGGGAAGAACAGTGCGAGTCCGATAACGCACACCGTTGAAATCGTAATGCACCGTGTAACTTTGAATGAACTGCTTATGTTCAATTCTGTATGTCGTAGTGCATACCGTTTGTTGTTGATAATGTTCTGGTTGTCTATTCAATTTACCACCAAGAACCCAACCACCAATCGCACCAGCGGCTGTTGCTGCAGCATTACCTGATCCTCTACCAACTTGATTTCCAAGAAGACCACCAAGAGCACCACCAAAGATATTACCAATATCAATCGGTGAACCATTTCTCCTCATGGGAACCAGTTGTTGACTACAGTTTTGCACAGGAACTCTTGTCTCAACAGAACTCCAGTTTGGTGTAATTGCAGAAATAGGAACCTCTACGATATCACCAGCAGTTGCTGTTGATACAAGACTAGTAATGAGTGCGGTTGTTAAAAGTAGAGTTTTCATCGTATTACTTGGCATCATCTGAAATTATTTCAGAAATTGGAACCAGTTCCATATCACCGTCTTCACCTTCTACAGTGCGAATAAACCCATCTTTTTCGAGTCGATCCAACATTGTTCCAACTACACCCTCAAGAATTTCATTCTTGGCAAGGTATCGCCCCCACCAATAACATGCTCCCATAGCAATACCAGCTAATAAGGTGTGTGTCATAACGTCCATCTAAATCTCCATAATTCTTTATCT